GACGCTCAGAAATAGGAGACTTGGGATTGGCTGAAAGTACGCCAACGAATACTGAGATTATTATCAACCAAAACACGGCCACCACTCATTGCAGTTTATGGCGTGGTGGTTTTTTAACCATGAAGAATTAAACCCTAACGCGTGTCCTCTCGCACGAAAAAAAGACGGGAGCAGTTTTACCGCAGCATTTTTGATAATTTTGCAATGCGGGGTTATGGTTTAATTACTTGATGGTTAACTTAACAGGAACAAGAATGAAAAACACACTAACAGATTTAAACAATCATTTATTTGCTCAAATGGAAAGATTGAGCGAAGAATCATTAAGTGTTGAACAACTGGCTTTTGAAGCAGAACGCTCAAAAAGTTTGACGATTATTGCGCGTACAATTGTGGATAATGCGCGTTTAGTCCTTGATGCACAGACACGCATTAATGACATCCCAGAACGCAAAGAGCTACCTGCTATTTTAAAATGAACAGCGGGCAGTTTGAAAAAGGGTTTACGCCTTGGAATAAAGGATTAAAAGGCGTCAATGGGGAATCGGAAAGCAGATTTAAAAAAGGTCATACTGGTTATAGAACTAGACAAATTGGCGATGAAAGAATAGATAGAGATGGTTATATTTATGTTAAAGTTTCTGAAGGTGGCAACAAACACCATTGTTGGAAATTAAAGCATCGATTGATTTATGCACAGCATTATGGCGAAATAACAGGTGAAACGATTGTCAGGTTTTATGATAACGACAAACAAAATTTTAATATTGAAAATTTATATGCGGTAACAAAAGGCGAAAACGCTGTTTTAAATCGTTTAAAATTTGCCAATGAACCAGTTGAGTTAAAACCGACAATATTGGCAATGGTTAGAATGTGCTTAAAAGCTAAAATACCTTATAGGGTTTCCGCACAGTAGGGGGAAATATGGAAAAAAAGGCAGGAAATAGGGGCGTAGGACGTGTTAAAGGCGTACCTAACAAAGTTACCAAAGAATTAAAAGAGATGATTCTAGGGGCGTTAGATGAAGTTGGAGGGCAGGCTTATTTAGCAAGGCAAGCTGATGAAAACCCAACGGCATTTTTAACGTTGGTTGGTAAAGTGTTGCCGATGACGGTTAACACTAATCTGCAAGATACAACGCCTATAAAAATTCACATTATTAAAGCCGAAGAAATGGAGCTTTAATGCCAGATATACCTTTAACGCTACCGCAGAGACAATTTGTGTTTTCTGAAGAACCTTATCCAGCTATTGTTGGTGGATTGGGTAGCGGAAAAACACGAGCAGGAACAATGCGGGCGGTGTTATTACTTCTTCAAAATAAAGGCGTAAACGTTGGTATATTTTTACCAACTTATGATTTATTACGGTTAAGAGCAATGCCCGGAGTTGAAGAAGATTTAGCAATGATGGGTTTAAAATTCCATGTCAATAAATCAGAATTTAAAATTGACGTCGCTGGCTATGGTTTTATTATTTTTCGCAGTTATGATAACCCGTCTAAAATTGTATCTTTTGAAGTAGCTCACTCAATCGTTGATGAAATTGATACATTGCCAATGGATAAAGCGGCTTTAGTATGGCGAAAAATTACAGAAAGAACACGGCAAAAGTTTGACGGTAAAAATACTATTGGCGTGGTGACAACACCTGATAATGGAATCAATGGGTTTGTTTATCATAAATGGGTAAAGCTACAGCAAAAAGGCTATGTTTTATACAAGGCAAGCACCTATAGCAACCCTTTTTTACCTAAAGATTATGCAGAGCAAATTTTAGCTAACTACGACCCAATATTAGCCGAACTTTATTTGCTTGGTGATTTTGTATCACTAAACAAAAACAAGGTTTATCATTTCTTTGATCGTAAACGACATCACACACAGCGAGAACTAAATGAACGCGATACATTCATTCATGTTTCAATTGATTTCAATATTGGTGGTTGTTGTGCTGTTACTTTTGTCATTGATAATAATATTCCTATCGCTGTTGACGAATTTGTTTCGCATGATACGCAAGACTTTATTAATAATTTAACGCGTTATGGTGATAGAAAAATAATCGTTTATCCTGACGCAAGCGGCAAAGCAGGAAAGACAAATTCAAGCCAATCTGATATTGGCATGATTAGACAAGCAGGTTATCAACTGCAATATAATCCAGCTAATCCAGCAGTACGGGATAGAATCAATGCTTATAATGGATTACTTTCACACAATAAGTTATTTATTAACACAGATAAATGCCCAAACTTAACCAATGCGCTTGAAACTCAAGGCTATGATGATAAATTAGAGCCAGAAAAGTTTACAGCTCACCCAGCCATTGATGATTGGGTTGATAGCAGTGGATATTTTATTGCGTTCAAATATCCGGTACTGCACAATAGGCCTAATTTAGCTACAATTACAGGAATATAAAAATGGCAGTCGATACAAAACACAGCGAGTATCACGAATATTATGAGCAATGGGAACGATGCGAAGCAGCCTCAGAAGGGCAAGACGAGATCCACGAATATGGTATTAAATACCTTCCACGCCTAAGCGGTCAAAATGACGCTGAATATTATGCTTACAAACAACGCGCGTTATATTACAACGCTACAGCAAGGACGATTGATGGCTTAAGCGGCATGCTATTCCTAAAACCCGAAGTCATCACAGCACCTGCAGCAATGGATAATATTATTGCAGACGTGACAATGGGTGGATTATCGTTGCATCAATTTGCTGAAATCATTAGCGAAGAAGTTATTACTATCGGACGTTGTGCCGTGCTTGTTGATTACCCACCTATTGTTAACGCGGTAACACTTGCACAAGCTCAGGCACAAGGCGCAAGACCTTACGCGACCATGTACGATGCAGAATCAATTATAAACTGGAAAACTGGACGTATTAACAACGTTGAACAGTTAACACTTGTTGTGCTTGAAGAAGAAAACGAGATCGCAGTTGATGAGTTTGAATCTAAATGCGAACCACAATGGCGCGTTTTAGATTTAGGTGATGGTGGAATTTATCGTCAACGTGTTTTCCGCAAAGACAAGCGCGGTGAGTTTGTTTTAGTGGATGAAATTTACCCACAAATTAATGGCAAAGCATTAAATAAAATACCGTTTGAGTTTTTTGGCGTGCGTGACAATTCACCCTGCGTGGATAAACCGCCATTGCTTGACCTTGTTGACGTGAATTTATCGCATTACAGAACCACAGCCGATTATGAACACGGTTTGCACTTTACTGGACTCCCAACACCCGTAGTCACTGGTTATTATCCAGACGATAAAAGTCCGTCACTGCGAATTGGTAGCGGCACGGCATGGCTATTGCCAGAAGCACAATCAAAAGCGTTTTATCTTGAATTTACAGGTCAAGGTTTGGGCGAATTGCGCGAAGCATTGCGCTCAAAAGAGGCAATGATGGCAACACTTGGAGCGCGTATTTTAGCACCTGAAAAACGCGCAGCAGAATCAGCGCAAACTGCTAATATTCATAGATCAAGCGAAAATAGTGTACTTGCTTCAATTTCACAATCAATTAGCATTGGGTTGACGCACGTCATGGAGTATTTACGCGATTGGTCGGGCGTGAATGGTGATGTTAAAATTGAGTTAAACCGTGATTTTATTCCAAACTCAATGACAGCTCAGGACTTGGATAGTTTGGTTAAAAGTTGGCAAAGTGGGGCTATTTCACACCAAACTTTATTCGATAACCTTGTCGCTGGTGACATTATTATGCAAGACGTATCGTTTGATGATGAGATGGAGCGCATTGCAGTTATGCCTGCAACTGGTGGGTTGTTGTAATGGAAGAATCAGCTAACACGCAACTGCGCGATAAAACGATTGCACATGAAATTTATTTGCAAAGAATGTATGGGGGAACAACTAAAGACATAATGAAACTTCTTAAAGAAGTAGAAAAAGATTTGGTTGCAAAGTTGCGTGTTATGGATATGAATAGCGAATGGAGCATTGCGCGTATTGATGCACAGCTTCAATCGGTTCGCGCTATTATGAGTGAAGGCTATTCCCTTATTGGCAAAGAGCTAACGCAACAAATGAAAGACGCAGCAGAGTATGAGCAAGAATGGCAAATTAAAGCAATTGATGATTCAACCCCTATTGTGCTTGATATGGTAGCAGTTGCGCCCGTGACGTTATTTGCGGCGATTGAATCAAAACCATTGCAGGGAAAACTGATTAAAGAATGGATTGATAAATTAGATCAAGATAGTTACACGCGCATACAGGACGCGGTTAGGATTGGCTTAGTTGAAGGGCAATCTTATAGTGACGTGGTTAAGCGTATCACCGGCACGAAAGCATTGCAATACACTGACGGCATCAACTCACTTAACGCACGTCAAACGCAGGCATTGGTATCAACTGCAATGTCACACGCAACCAATGTAGCAAGCGAAGAATTTTATAAAGCCAACGACGATTTAATAAAAGGCTGGCAATTTTTAGCCACGCTGGATTTTAAAACAACAACCCTGTGCAAATCATACGATGGTCAAAAGTTTGATTTAGGTAAAGGTCCATATCCACCTGTCCATGTTAGATGCAGATCAAGCACTGTGCCTGTTTTAAAATCGTGGAAAGAAATGGGAATGAAAGACCCACCACCAGGAACAAGATCATCACTTGATGGGCAAATTAGCGAAACAATCAATTATGATGAATGGTTGCGTAAACAATCACATGAAAAGCAAGATGAAGCACTAGGAAAAGGAAAAGCTGAAATATTTAGATCGGGCGTAAAGCTGGAACGATTTGTTGAAAATGGAAAAGAATTAACACTTGAGCAATTGAAAAAAATTGAAAAGTAAATGTTTATGCTGTATAAATGCGACAAACACTCGCCATGTGTTTACTCTCGTGTCGTTGGTGTTACACCTTTCATCAACGGCACACCCTAATTTGTAAGGAAATATTTATGTCATTTTTTGATAATATTGTTCATAAGGTTTCAGACGGTGCTAAAAAAGCAGTCGATGAAGCAACAAGTGCAGTTGATGATATTTCACACGGTGACATTATCGGTGCGGCAGAACACGTTGAAAATATCCGTGAAATCCCACAAGATACAGCGATTGAAATTATTAA